AATAGAAACAGAAATAATATTTATTGCTTGCTGAATTGTCAATTCAAGATAGCTTTCTTTTCCGGTATTGTCATCCGCAACTCTCCTATCTTTGCAATATTTGAATTTCCAGTTTTTTATAATCCGTTTCTTTGTACAGCAAGAACCGCAAATGTCGCCATACTGTATCTTATACCCGCAATATTTACACGTCCTCATTTTTACCGTCCTTTTCCTTATCCTTTTTCAACTCACGCAGCATATACATCAAAAACATCACTGCCAACAGCCCGCCTAATACAAGCAGGAATTGTACAAACTGCAACAGCCATAATAGAAACGATGTCATTGTGAATCACTCTCCAATCTATCAAGTAAATCCATATATCCGTTGATCACTTTCAGAAGTTCTGTTTCTGAACCAAAATGCTTTTCTATATGCTCGTCAGTATTGTATAATGCTATAATTAAAAGCTGTGTAATATTTTGATTTACCAAGTCAATTTGAACATTTTTATCTGTGCTGTATTTCATTTGGTATCACTCTCCTGCAACAATTTTTCACACTTCTCATATATTTGGTTGCAATGGCATATAGAATATCCTCCGCTGCCGAACAAATCAACTTCTTTTCTTAAAAACTCACTAACTTCATCAATATCATTTGTGGATAATACAAGTACATCGCTGTCTCCGCATTGATCACAATGTAAAATATCATGATCTAAATATTTATCAGTAACATATAAACCACCTAAATGGCTTTCGTAAATGCATATCATTCTGTATCACCCCTATTATCTATGTATTTGGTGCAAAATAATGCTCTGATTCTGCCGTGTCTTACTATGGTATGTTTAAGGCTGCAGGAACAAAATGTCTTTTTAAAGTGATAACAATTTCCGCAGCATCTGTAATAATTCTTCCTATCTCTCATATCATTCGGCATTGTTATCACCTACCATTTCGTCTATTAGATTGTCAATTTCATCTGGAACATCTTCTGCAAGATAATAACCACCTGTGTTATTATTCCAGTAGTTAAAAACAGAATCATTTATTCTTGATTTCAGCCTCTTCCCAAACTCTTTGATTGCTTCGGTTTTGATTTCAGCAAATTTTTGTACAAGTCGATTGTTTGTATCAATTGCACTTGCTCCATTTTCGGCTAATGCTTTCCACTTCTCAATCTCTGCTTTTTGGCGGTTGATTAGGTCAAGGGAGATGCCAAACAAATCAGTATCACCATGAATACATAAGTACAAATGACGCTCCTTATCAAATAGTGGACAATTTAGACTGATGCAATCGCGCACTCCGTGCGCTTTTGAGCAACATTCCAAAGCCTTTATAATATCTTTATCGGTTAGTTTATTGGGCATTGTATTCACCTCATTTACAAAAATACGGTTTGAAAAAGTTTATAAATCTATTCCAAGCCCACAAAATTGCTTTCTTCCACGGGTTTTGATATGGGTTTCTCTTTGCTTCTTCTTCATTCAAATAATCCTCATAAGCATATCTAATACGACATGCTTCTTGTTTTATATGCAATTCTTTGTTTATTGGGTTTAATTTACCATTAGCATCTTTCCAGCAAAGTTCATAACCGAAAAGGAAATCATCAAGCAACTTATTAAATTTTGTTTCTTTGCGTTCTGTTTCTTCCACATATTCAGGTAAGTCATCATATTGATGTGCATACTGATATTCGAATTTTCTCTTTCTTAACGAGCCGACTATCCAACGGAAAGGTGGTAACAATCGACAAGTATCACAAATATCACCTTTGATATAGCATCCTGCTTCCCATTCGTCATATTCGTAAGATGTTTTTTCTTCCCAACAATAATGGCATTTATCACAATGATATTCGCCCTTAATGTACCAATGCCAAAATCTATATATAAGACTTTTTTCACACTTTTTCATTACCACAACTCCTTTTCAAAATTTCTAAAGCCTTTTTATGACCGACAGCAAGGCTTAAAGCCATATATTCGTTTACTATCTTTTGGACTTTCTTTTTATCTTCGGTAGAAGCTCTGCGTTTAGGTCTTTGCATTAAATGGCATTTCATTTTTCCGAAACCTCGCTTTCTGTGTAATTCTTATGTGTTTTTACTCCAAACTTAAAATCCACCCCAAAGCAAAGCCACAAACACGCAATTGAAAAGCACGTATATCCATAATAACTTTTACGGTTGATTATTCCGAATGTAGGTATAATCACATATTGGTGCATTATCTTTGCGGTTTTGATTTTAATTTTCGTGTTTCCTCACTCCACCTTTCTATGTACTCGTTATATTCGTCGCAATATTCTTTTGCTGGGCACTGCTCGCAATCCTCTATGTCAAAGTAATCGTAATCACACCTAAACCCGCAATCCTTGACAAGTGCAACCCTATCTTGTGGATTATACCAATCCATTTCTGTTTTTCCGTCTGTGTAATACTTATCCATTTGCGGTTTTCTCTGTACTTCGATACTGCAAAAATTTGCGTCCTCACAACATTCGGTATACAGTGCCGCTGACTTTGCCTTTCCTCGTGTTTCTGCGAAAACTACTGTTGCTAAAAACTCATCCCGCTCTCGAACAAGCCACGCTTTCATTTTCTGTCAACCTCGCTTTCAAGCCAATGTTCCCAGCATTTTTTACATTCACAATTCATGCAATCATAGTTATATTTTGGTGTTCTTGGCGGGCAATCAGAATCAAATTTTTCGCTAATAAACTCACCCATTTCCTCCACGCTCATATTTTTAATGCGTTCGTAGTTGGTCATCAGTTACAACCCCATTTCTGCAACATATTGTCCGTAAGTCATTCCCTCCGCTTTGGCGCATTTGGAAATCTCAGCAATACTCAATGCCGGCTTTGCCTTTTCCATTCGCTTTTCGTGTTTTTTCCCCGTTTTCCATTGCTCCGCATATTTCCGTTTTCGCTCTTTTTCAAGCGCTAAATCGCATTCCGGGCAATACCGCTTGTTTTTATATTTCGCCTCAAATTCCCGATTGCAGCATTGGCATGTATTAATTCTCATTGTTATCTCCTTCCTGCGCTTGTCCTGCCCATTGTTCTGCCATAGCAAGAGCAATTCCAGGAAATGTTTTGCTCCTAGCTTTTGCTCGACCTGCTTGTCCGCCCCTTATTCCATTGATCCCTTCACACCATCCAATTGCCTTACCTTTGCACTTGTCCCCTTGGCAATAATATTTTGGGGATGGCTTACAAAGATCGGTCTTGCGGATTAACGTAGGAAGATTTTTAAGCCACAAGCAAGTGCGCTTTTGCACATAGTTTTCTGAATCGGTTTCGGATTTTGCAAAGAAATACGGGTGTATAATCTGATCTGGTTTCCTATAATTTGTGTTCATATATCCAACAGGATTTTCAATTGCGATATGTTCGCAATCTGCATTTGAAATCGTCAAAAAGAATCTGGCGGCTTCTTCTCGTTTTGCTTCTCGCTCCCTGACTTTCCATTCTGGATTCATTCGCAACGAATAATGCCGTGCCCCAGCATTGCTTAAATATGTACACGGAGGATGTGCTATAATCATATCCCACTTTCCGTCAATAGTATGTTCAATGCCATCCATAGTTTTGAATGTGCAATTTCCGTTAAGCAATGGAATCACATCCTGCATTATATGCCATTCGGGATATCCTCCGGAACATTCTATAATATCGCAGCTATAACACTCATGTCCTAATCTCCGCATTTCTTTACAGACAGCTTGCGATTCTTCACACGCAATCAATATTTTCATTTATGTAATCCTTTCTTCGCTAAAATTCAGCCGTTTACAGCCACTTTTGATTTTGTAATGTAATTTCATGGGTGAGATATCAAAAGCGTGTTGTAAGGCCGTACAGAACGTCTGACAATCATTCAAACAATATTCCATATTCTTCATGTACTGCTTCGATCAATTCATCCAGCGTGTTGTAATTATCGTTGATGGATTTAAACTGGTCATCAACTTTTGCGTTTATCTCGCTAAGCTGATCTCCATCCCATCCATACTTATCCGCAAGGACAATGTTGTAAGCAGCCATCATGGAAACTATGGTTTTACGCAATACCGATTTAACGCCTTTGTTGTATTCCTCAACTTTGATCTTGCTAACTTCGGATTGCGTGTATATTTTAGTTTTCATTGTCACCATCCAATTCTATGTATTTATCCAAATACCACCGTGCCTTTTCAATATCTTCCCTGCCGTTTTTCCTTTGCGACCGGTAAATGTACTTGAATGCATTGCACAGGCAAAAATGCTTCACTGCTTCAACCCCCAGCGCTTCCATCATGACATCAAAGCATTCAAATTTGCCTGTTTCATAATGACTTGGATGATTTACCATATCAATCATTTCACATCCACCTTTCTCAACTCGCATTCCTGACCGATATCCGTTATAGCCTTTTTAATCATCATTTGCTTTATATCTTCCGGATAATCTTTACGAGATATTGACATTATCGTTGCCACAAGTCTTAACACATTTTCAGCCATTAGATAACACCTTTATCCTTTCTGACATCATTCGATGAAAACACCCATCATCTCCAAGCATTATTCCGATACACTGAATTGCATAATCTAATATTTCAAAACAATTATCAGACTTCATCATCTCTGTTCGTAATAATTCAGATTTTAGGATTCTGTTGTGTTGCTCTTGCAAAACAGATTGCTTTTTTTCATCTGAATCTGTTTCAGATATATACAATTGCTTGATTCGTTGTTTATCAGCTATTGCCTGATCTTTTTCGATTAATCCGTTGCGAAACAGATGATATAGGAATTTTAAAGACATATAACATTTATTTTGTGTTAACGTAAATTCATCCGGTATGGCTATTTGTTTTTTTACCATCTTTTCAATTTCATTAAATTCCATTTTTACCTCATTTCTGTGTGAAAGTGTGTGAACTTGTGTGAACTAAATTCACACGCTCTAAATGCCTTTGCCATCGTACTTTGCGGGTCGTTTTTTTAAAGTGTGTGAACGTGTGAACGTTTTTTTACTTTTATAAGAGAATTTTGCGTGTATAACTTTTCAACGTACTTTTCAACATACTTTTCAACACATACACACTCTTATATAAAGGTGGTATTAAAAACGTCACACAATTCACACATTCACACATCCGCTCTACAAAGGCGCTTACAAGATTTTATATTTCACACACGTTCACACAAGTTATTCAAAATCGGGTATATCATCCAAATTTTCTTCATCGTTTTGCAAATAAATTACAACACAACTGCAAGGAACTCCATTGATTCGTACCGTCTTTGTACATCCTTTTGAAAATTCAATCTTATTGTTCTGCTTCATCCAGCTTAACAATGCGGTCGCATTAAAGCCGGCATCGTCACAAATCCGATTAAACTCTCTGCGAACAATAGATACGGTATTTCCGTCAAGCTTTCCCCAAACATCAGACAATTCGCTTTCTCCGCAGAATTTGTTTTTGTTTTGCACTACATACTCGCAAATGTAGTCATATGCCCGGTCATTAATCGATACAGAAGCTTTGGTCTGCAAAAACTCTCCTATTTCCTCACATGTTAATTCTTTGTCATCCAAAAATATAGTGTCAGTTGCAAGTTTGTCCGCTGTAAGAATCAATGCTGCTGCCAATGCTTGTTTCTCTGTGGTATCGTTTTTACTAAGCTGATCATAATACTTGTCAAATAATTCCTGTGCTCGCTCAATAACTCCCTCTTGCTGTAAACACATCACAAACAATTTTCCTGCATGACCGTAATTTGCTTTCAAAGTATCAGCTACTTTTTTGGGATTCTCAAACAGTTTTTCCTTGCATTCAACTTCAATAATACGGTTGACTGCTCCCCCTCCGGAGCCTTGACCGACAAGCGGCATTTCTCCACTGGTCAATATGCAGTTTGCCCATGTTGGAGTTTGATCTACCCCTCCGGTTTTATTTCCTCTGGTACGTCCTGCACCTTCTGACAGCATATATATGTCTTTGTCAAATTCTTTTTTATCCTTGACAATTTGCAATTCATCAATGATCAAAGGCATTGAGTTTACAAAAGCCGCTGATTTTTCTCGTCCGACCGCTGTGCTGTTGAATGTATGTATGTATCGACCAACTTCCGGATTTGCCCAAACACTGGCAGCCAACATTAAACCAACTGTTTTTCCGGATTCTGTTCCTCCCCATAGATGAATAAAAAACGGAAGTCCTCCAAGTTTTTTCACTAATACACTAGCAAACGAGCCGGCTAAGATCAGT